CTGGTAATCTACTTGATTAATAGGACCACGCTGAATCTGACCTGCTGGAGCGTATGGCATAGGCTGGTCTGGCTGAAATGCTTGTTGAGCTAAACCAAATCCAATCTGTGAAGTCGTAGGATTTGCTCTCATAAACGCATTAGCACCACCTAAAGCATCTTTAACCCCCATCGCACCACCAGTAAGTTGTTGCATAAAGGTAGGAGAAGATAAATTAATTGCTCCCATACTAGCAGCAGGTTGTTGAGCAATAAGCGCAGCATTAGCAGGATTAGCAGCAGCGCCAAATCCACCAGCAAACCCGCCACCAATACCACCAGTAGCGCCACCAATTAATGCACCTTTAAGTGGGTCTTGACCTTTAAGTGCAGCACCGCCACCACCTAAAGCAGCACCGATCATTATTCCTGTAGTAACTGGCTCACCCATTATTTGCCTCCTGTCGGCGTAGCAGTCTGCGTAGTCTGACTTCCTTGAGGAACATTAGAAAACAGATTCGCATAATTGCTTAGTTTCATTTGTGGCAAGTTCTGCTCGTAGTTAAAGCGATTCATATCAGCTTGCAATTTAGATAAATCGTAGCTTTCACCAGCCTGACCAACTTTCAATAACTGATTAATATCAAAGTAATCAGCATTAGCCATTCCGGGGGCAGCATTAACCGCAGCCATTTGGCGAGCACGTTCAGCCTCAGCAGAACCATAAGCCAACTGACCGCCTTGTTCCGCTAGAGCACGAGCAAAGATGTCTTGAGCCTGACCTGCTTGTTGACCCATAGCACTAGAGCCATAACGACCAGCAGAGGAAGCCTGAGACTGTAAACCTTGAATGTTTTTGTTGTACTGCTCACCAGCTAATCGATTAGTCTGCTCTAAAGCACCCGCTAGGAATGGATTAACGCCCTTTCCTGCGATTGTATCTAGTGTCTCTTGTTGTGCAGCCTTAATGAGTGGAGAACCGCCTAGAGCACGTTCCCTAGCCATTTGAAGCGATTGTTGAGTAGCCTCTGAAGGAGAGACATAGTTCTGCCCTTCAAAGAATTTAGGACCAGCACCTTGATAAAGTCGCTGACCTTCTTTTAAGGCAAATTCAACATACGGAGCTATACGAGGATCAATACTCGTCGTTGTTTTGCTTTCTTGACTACCGCCGCCACCACCCATAATTACACCTCACAAATCCATTGTTTCGGACGGAATCCATAACTAGCCGCCCTTTTAGCCCAACCTCGCCTATGGCTAGAAAATGTTATGTATTTGACGTTAGCTTCAGCAGCCATGCCCTTTATGTATTTTAAGGCATTTTCGACAACATCATAACTATTTTCTAACGAATAAGCAGCCCATAAATGCATTGTTTCGCCTTGTGGCTGTAAAACAAAGAATCCAGCGTAATGGTTGTTCTCTATCAGCACAAATAACAGACTCTTTTGATTGAAACAGTCCGTATATACATCTTCAACTATCCAGTTTTCTGGACTCCTACTTTTAATCTTCTCTAAGCCTAACTTAACGCTAGACCACCAATTACGTAGTTCCTGTGGAGCAATATATCGATACTCCATTAGCCCACCACAATGTAGCCATACGTTTTATCTGCCGTACTATTAGCCCAATGATTCAAAGTAGCACTTCCTTGCGTTCTATTAGATACATATATATTAGATGATGCATTAGGAGAAACATAATTTACCGTAGTAATAACGCTAGGTACTGACGGTCTAGTCGGGCTAGTTCCTGCCGCAAATGTTTCAATCGTTACGCCAGTATCAGAAACTCGCCACATTATCTCAAGATAGTCACCTGCCGCTAATTCAATAAAGTAATTTAATGCAGCGATAATATGACTTGGGTCGCCCGAACTATGTCGTGCCGGAATACCAAACCGACTATTAGAAGCCGTTATATTCGTTCCATTCTTTCTAAACCATACATCTGCATCTTGGCTGCTATTTGTCGTATTCTTAAACTGAATAGAAAATTGCAAGTTGTAAACACCTGCATTCCTGACATTCATCCTAGAGCTATTCGATACATATACTCCATTGGAGTAGTCAGTTGTATTTAATGTAATAGCATATGCAGTCGTAGTATTAGCAGCAGTCTGGTTCGTGCTGTCCTGAAACGCTCCGTATGGCATCGCATCAGCAAATGCAGCAGCAGATACAGGAACCAAGAAAATAAGGCTGTCGTAGCCTATACGCTCGTCGTATAACGTGGTTGTAGTAGCATTTCCTGTCGCTAGTGTAATGGAGCCAGTATTGTTAGATTTACCGTCCATAAGACCTCTAACAACATCAGCAACAGCACGATTATCAGCACCAGCAATAGGTAATGTACGAAACTGAGTCATCGAGCACCCTGTCCAACAATCTCTATTTCAGTCGCTACTGCCGTTTTCCATGACGTACTGGTAGGACTCATCTTAATCCTATGATAACGACCAGCAGACCGTAAAGGAACACCGCCTTCACTATTAGCTGCTACTGGTGAACTAAACGAAATACCATCTTCTAGCAGTTCTCTACTAGCCACCGATACAGTACCAGTTCCATTGTCAATGACTGGTCTAGCAAATGTGATAACAGACCTACCCACATCTATATCACCTGACGTTATAGCAGCAGGTTTAAACTGACCTGAGAAAGAGATAATCTTTTGCCCTGTAACACCCATGAAGATAAGTATTCCACCTGCCCAAACACGAGAATCTAACGGTATATCTTCTGACGTAACATCAAGATTAGGCAATGTTATTGTGCAGTTTGAACTCGTTATAGTCGCACTTGCCGCAGCTTGGAATGTAAACGAGTTAGCATTAACTCTAGTAACTGCAAATGTCCCATCTACACCAGCACCAGAAGTCGCATCAAACCTCATTTGACCATTAGTCTCTAATCCATGATCTGTTACATTAACAGTAACAGTATTCCCACTTTGAGTATATGTACCAGTTTTTGTAGTATCAAAAAAGTAAATATCTAGTTGCTCTAACGTAGCACTAGGAGTTAAACCATACGCAACTGACGTAGCAGTAGTCTCTGCATAGCTCCAACGACCTAAATCGATGGAATACAGCAGCAAATAACGACCACCAAAAATATTATTGAAATTCCATGCAATTAACTTACGTACTGGATCAACCGTAGCACTCATTGATAATCGTATTTCACTAGGAATAGCGTTATCAAAGAACCAACGATTTACTTTTTCAGCACCAATACTCTTAGTGCTCTGTCCATCACACGCATAAAAGCCATCATCCGATAGAAAGTACGTAATCCCACCGAATTGAGCAATAGAACCGTTAGTAGAGCAGCCTAATGTGCGAGAAATAGCGTCAAATTGGAAGAAAAACGGAGAACCTACGTAAGTCATACGATAGATAGCTCGTTCCATGAAGATTAAGCCAGTCTCACCACCCGCTAGACCTGTAATATCTCCACCATCAGGAAGAATCTGCGTATCTGATTGACTAGCAGCACCCGGAGTCCAGTCAGTTTCATCGTTAATATCAGACCAGTAAACCTTATTATTGTCGCTACCATCATCAGCAGCCACAACAAAGTCACGTACTACTGTTACATATTTAGTAACAGGAGCAGCAGCAGCTAAATCTGCAAACGATGACCCACCAGACATATCGTAGGCTTGTAACTTATTTACACCATTGGCAATAATCATCTTAGAGCCAAACTGAGTCACATCCCATGATGGTGGATCGTCAGACGTATATGTAGTGCTTACAGAATCTAACGCTGTATTGCTAGAGTTGTACTTATAAACCTGAGTAGCACCAGCCGCAAATAGGTTAGTAACTCCTGCATACTTACCAGCAAAGGTAATGAGTAAATCCTGACTTGCATTAGCCGAATAGTCAGCTTCCTGCCTAAATGGAGCATATCCGTTAGTTACAGGATAGCAATTAATAGCATCCGTTACCGCACCAGTTACACCCGGCTGATCTGGTAGCCACTCACCAAAGATAATCTTTTGCTTTGCCATTACTGTCTAACCCATGTATTTGATTCAGAAGATACCGTTTGCCAAGTATTAGCATTAGGGCTTACATCAGTCCAATCATCACCTTCAGGAATTACATCAACCCACTCATAGCCAGATACGTTAACAATAGTTAGTGTAGCAGTTCCATTAACACTAGCATTGCCTGAGTATGAAACACCACCTAAAGCAGAGAATAAAGCCTCAGCCGTTATGTTTGCACTACCACCGATAGCTGTAGCACCGTTAGCCGTTACTGTTGCTGTAGCATTAACTGATGCTGCGCCAGTTTTTGTATCAAGTACACTTATTTCAAATTGAGCATTGCCTGTTATCGCACCAGAGCCAAACCTTGTTCTTAATCCATTAGCAGTAACAGTCGCAGTAGCAGTTATAGACGCAACTGACGTTTCATCTTCGTACTCTGCGTAACCATCTACCCAATAACCTTGAACTACATAGCGATCTGGCTGGCTTAAGTCTCCTTCGCCATATCCTTGTATCCAATAGTCATAATCAACGTAATTAGCCATTTATAGCTGTAATCAATTCTTCAACTGTGGTAGCCGCAGTAATAGCCGCTTCTTTAGCATTAGCCGCTGAAATAATGGCTGTTCTAGCTGTTGCTGTATCTGCCGGAATATCAATATCACGCTCTGCTTTACGAATAACCATCCAGTCAGTCTGAGCTAAAGTTGCATTAGCATTAGCCTTAGTCTGTGCAATCCATTCAGCTTTTAACTGAGCCAAGTCTTTAGGATTATCCACACCCCAATAGAATCGCTGATCGTAGTAAGGATCGTCTTGAACTTCAATTACGCCAAGTAATTCACGCACAGAAGGTGAACGAAGATTAGGATACGTAACGCCATCTTCAGTCGTGTATTCGTTATCAATGGAAATCGGATTTCCGTTTAAAGTAAACATTATTACCTCGCTCTACTGTAATTAAATGGTGCTTCAGCAAATGCTGCGTATATGTATGTGCCGCCAGAAGCGTTGATATTTGTGCCAGTGTTTCGCAATTTAAATCCATTACTTAATATATCGTAACCAGAATATGTTCCTTCTACTGCTGAAGAATTTGCGTAAACATAAACGCCAACTACATTTGATACATCTCTAGCTGTATCAATCATATTCCAATCGCCAGTTGCGTCAGTACGTTTAATCATTATCCAGCGTGGTCTAAATCCACAATACACAAATGGGCCATCAGTAGAACCATTACCTGTATAGCTGCCAAACTTAGAGAATCCTGCTACCTCTGAGAAGCAATAGGCAATACAGTTTGTGCTTGCAGTTACTGCTATGCCGTTTGTAATTCCAAAC